GGTTAAGACTAGCATCTTTATCAGTATGGAGATTTATTCGAGCAGTCATCGAATCACCTCCTCGTCAAGTATTTTGTCAATTTTAGTATAAACTATATTAGTTGCACATACTTTATTATCTTTACCGAAACGAACTTGAACGTGTATATTAAATGCATCAGAAAATCTTAAAGTTTCTTCTTGAGTCAATTCGATAGATATGGTTTTTCCATCATCTGATAGAATACAATCATTTTGATCTTTTATTATCGTAGTACCATGTTGTTTAAAAGTGACTCTGTACCAGTAACCTCTTAAATCCTGATCTATATTAATTTCAATATTTGGTGTGGTCGCTCTTCTCATGTGATCACCTCCTATTGCAGAGCAGCCTGAACAGCTTCGTCTACTTCAGAAAGCGTCATGGTTTGGGCTATTATTGATCCTGGTTCGCCTTTATCACCCTTAGGACCTTGTTCTCCGGTATCGCCTTTATCTCCCTTATCACCTTTAGGGCCTTGTTCTCCAGTATCGCCTTTATCTCCCTTATCACCTTTAAGACCTTGAATACCTTGAGAACCGGTATCTCCTTTATCTCCTTTATCGCCCTTATCTCCTTTATCGCCTTTATCTCCCTTATCGCCTTTGTCACCTGTGGTACCTTTGTCGCCTTTAGCTCCGTCCATAACATCAAATGTCTCAGCGCCATCGATATCAGTTACAACAACTCGATGACCACCAGATATAGCACTAACATTAACTCGCGGAGATACGGCATTAACAAGAGTTTCAGTAGCACTAAGGCGAATTCGTTCGTTATCACGATATTTCAGATTAGCATCAGCCATGTTACTTCACCTCTTCTAAAAGGTTATCAAAGGCCGGTATAAATGCTATGTCTGTGGCTTTACGAACACCGCCAGAGGTCTTCCAATTAACCTGAACTCTTATGCGACCTGGTTTAAATTGAGCAGTCTGTTCTTGACTTAGACTGCAAGATACAAGTGTATCATTGCCAGATTTGCTTTTACTTGTAGGAGTTAAAGTAAGCGTCGATGTATCATATGACAAATGTTCAAGATTATTCTGTACAGTAGAGTCTAAATCATCTGGATATACCTGACGAAAAGTAACCCAAACATTGCTTATCGATGTAAGGTCTATACCTTCTACAACTAATGACGGATTGGCAGTAGTATACCGTCGCATGCAAAACCTCCTCAAAAATGTTAGACTCCATCCATGAAGAGTTCAACTTTCAAAGAGGAGATCTTACGTTTTAAGCTTATGTATTCAGTAGAAAGAGCTGAGTACTCTTCTGGAGTAATAGATGGATCAGTAAGTTTATCAGCAAGTGTCTGTGCTTGCTCTTCAAGATCATGGATTTTATCTTTCATCGTTTCATAGTCTCCATTAGATATGCTTCAGATAATTTAGCAGTCAACTGTTCTTTTAGATCAAGCAAATATAATCTTCGATCAGAATCTATCGACGGATTTTCTAACTCATTCTTTACTTCATTCAGTTGATTGATTAGTTGTTCCATCTTCTGTTCCCTCGCTTTGCATTACTTGATCTTGCAAATTATCAGTAGTCGGAGGTATAATATCACAATTGGAAACTATTGTAGCATATGTATTAAGTTTAGACTCTGTCACAACATTCTCTAAAAGCATAAGCATCAACGAAGAAGGAAGAGAATGCTTATCCCCTATTCTCTTCATAGCCACAACAATATCTGCTTTTGCTCGCTCGAAGCCAACCTCGATAGGCAAATTTTGATCATTAGCCATTTTAGTTGCTCCTTTACTTCGTTTCTATTCCAAGTTTTTCTTCAATAGCTAACAAACGTTTATTCAAACTTTCATTTTGAAGTTTCAATTCAGAATTCTGTTTTTCGAGTTGTTCAATACGTTCTATAAGATTTTGCTCAACCGAAACGATGGGAGCTATTAAACCATCATAACTCAATGAACGGAAATCTTCGTAGCCATGGTCTTTGTATTGCTCAACAAGGATATCTCCATAGTTAGGATCTTTTTCTACATCCTGAGCAAAGAAACCTAATTCTTTACGACCAAATTTCTCATACTTATGAGGAATTAAGGATTTAATAAAATCAATGGCCTGTTTTGGATTTAATTTACCCAAATCGGTTTTTATTCGTTCGTCAGATGTTACCGATGTTGATCCTATGTAAGCTGTATTAGACGTTGTTACTCGAAAAGCATTCGCTCTACTTAACTCGTTAACACCATTACCTATTTCAAATAAATCATAAATTGAATTAGAATTATATTTACCGCAAACAAATTGATACCTATATTCTGCTATAGTTTCTTGTCCACTAGCATGAGAACCATACCCACTAGCCGTTGTAGATTCACCCTCAGCATGAGAATATTTTCCACTAGCCGTTGTAGACCCTCCCTCGGCATGAGAACCATACCCACTAGCTGTTGTAGCATAACCCTCGGCATGAGAATCAGTTGCGCTAGCTTTTGTAGACCCTCCCTCGGCATGAGAATCAGTTCCACTAGCTGTTGTAAGATAACCCTCAGCATGAGAACCATACCCACTAGCTGTTGTAGCATAACCCTCGGCATGAGAATCAGATGCGCTAGCTGTTGTAGCATAACCCTCGGCATGAGAACAAAATCCACTGGCTGTTGTATTATTGCCTTCAATTAATGAATAGTTTCCTATAGTAGTATCCGGTTTTCGTAATCCTAAATTATAATGAGGAGCTAACGATGTTCCACCACTAGCATTGGCTCCAGCATCGCATCCTATGTGGGCTAGTAATATCGTATTATTATAAAAATCGATATAGCCATTATCGTTCTCATTTACACCAATATCGATATATCCTTTAGCTGATTTACCTATTCTAGTATAAGGTTTTCCGTTATCATCCACACCAATAAATGCTAATCTAGTACCAAGCGTCTCATTATTTCCAGAAATACTTCCATCATTATCATATACTGAAAAACCCCGAGCGGTAATAGTAGCTTTAGTTTTACCATTTTCTCTAAAAGTAGCCCCGGCTGATCCAAATGAGGCTCGAATATTAGCTAGATTATTACCAAATCCATCATAGAATGTTATAGCAGACTTTGATATACTTAATAAATTATTTAAAGCTCTTCTAAGTAATATACCAAGACTATTCATAAGAATATTATGATATGGTTTATTATCACTTAGATCATTAAAACTTGCTTCTGCTGCAGTTTTCCAATCATCTTGTTCGATATCAGTAACATGAGCGCCATTATCGTCATGCCAAAAATGTTGTTCTGTCGCTTCAGCAATTGCCTGAGCTTCGTTTACATATCTTCCTACTGTGATTTGTCTCGGATCATATATTTCTGTATATTCTACTTCATTCTCAGTTCCATCCGTATATACTACATAAAATTTTACACCTTCATCGTGTAATTGTTGTAAATATGATGGTGAATAATTATTAATTATTTCTCTAGTTTTTCTTATAATAGTTTTATATACTGGCGGAGCTAAAGGATCTTTTTCAGTAGGTGGTGTATCAGTATAAGTTTCTCCAGCATCACCAGCAGTAGCTGTATTATTTTTAATCCAATTATCAACAATGCGATTACTATTATCGGTTACAGTTATAGGATCTACTGATGGACTAGTTCCGTGTGTTGAAGTATCATTCACAGATGAATCAGTATTAGTCGTGTTAGCATCTATTGGCGTTAATTCAACATCATCGTTATACGGAATATTAGTCGCCATCGTCATCATCTTCTTCGGGATTATCGTAAGTACCATCGTTTAACACTAGAATTTCGTAACTTCTTTCTGCTACAAAATAGTCAACTTCTTTAGTATCATCTATCATAATATCTCCATTTTATGCAATAGCGACTATTAAACCATTTATTACTTTCATGTTATGTTGCGTTGTCCACCATTGAATACCACCATTACCATATCCTTGTATTCTTTCCACGCAACTAAGTTTAAAATTACCTGTATAGCCTAGTGTACCAATACCATTATCATTACGATTTCTAATAGATAAATGAGGGGTTCGTACGTCAATACATCCTTTAGCTCTTAGGCACAATCCTTTATAAACAGCGCCATTATCCACGTTTATAGTATCTGCAGTTGGAGATATTTGTCCAACCCATGTATTACCTTGATACCCATCAATACATCCAGAATCGACTACGATTTTATAACTGTTACCACATTCAAATCGTCCAGAAGCTCGCATGTTTACTGCTTCCATGTTTCTAGTATACAGATATCCAGTAGCCATATTCCATTTATTAATATTGTTCTTATCAGTTAATATACCAGCTTTCACAATACCAGCATCAAGTGTACCAGTACGGACATATGTTGCATTCATGTATAGCTCATTGTTTTGAAGATAAATACCTTTTGCTTTAAAATTATTGGTTAATCTTTGTAGTACTTTGTATTGAGTAAATGATTCGTCTAAAGCTTTTCGTTGAGCTTGGGTAAATTCACGATCATTTTCTGATATAGTATCAGTATATTGCTTAGTATATGTTTTTAGTTCAACAGCTGTAGCATCTGTGTAATCGGCACTGGCTGCAGTGGATATGCCATATGTATCCCATTCAGATTCACTCCAGTCGCTTGCCGTATTACCCCGCTCAAGTTTCATACCACAAATAGTAATATTCTGAGCATTCGGGAGCAGTTCCTTACCAGTTTCTACGCCAAAAACTATGTCTACTCTAGATCTATTAGAATTAGTTTTAAAAGCCGCGCTATACCGTCGCCATGAATCGGTTAAAGGATTAATAAAGTCAGAATTTGCTACAGCTTGGCCATCATACCTATACCCAATACGTATTTTAGGAGCAGTTCCTTTTGCATAACATGATATAGTATATACTTGATTAGGAGCGACATCGACATTTCTTTGTACAATATACGCCATAGTATTACTAGTACTAGAAACTATTTTTAGTGCTTTTACAATTGAAGGACTTGGAGTACCAGTAATATCAATTATAGATTTTTCAGCTTTGGTCCCAAGATTTCCATCCCAAGTGCCATCAGTCCAATTAGAATTTCCGCTTGTAACAACTTTAAGATTCTTGTTAGTTCCGCGTAAAATATTAGTACCACCGGTTTGCTTATGATAAGCAGTATCAGCTGTATCACTAGCATCTTGCGCTAATGAAGCTACATCCAATATAGTGATTGTATTTCCTTGAAGATTAGCGAACTCAGTATTATATGCAAGAGTAAACTCTCCAGTACTCAAATTCCAATGATTTAAACCGTAACCATCTTCAAGCATTCCGGTTTTAATAAAATCTGCTACAATAACGCCATTATTAGTTATAGCTAATGTATAATCACCGTTAGGATTGTTTTCTTTGTTTAAATATCCTAAACCATTTAAATTCCATCGCCATAATTTCGTAGCAGTCTCTAAATCAGGTTTATCAGAAATAATTAAAGCCTGAGATGTTTCGTTCTCAGTAATTATGTTGACATAACCTGTAGTTTTCTGATTAATTAATTCTGTAGCTTGATGTTTAGCATTAGCCAACAGATTGCCGCCGCTAATATCAATAGAATTCTTAATAGTAGGTAGTACAGCAGCAGCTCGTGATGTCAATGACATATTTTGAGTACTACCCATTGTGTATTTAACATTGTCGGGAGAATCAAGAGGAATATCAATCTGAGTAATTGGAAATAATTTATTCAGGCCATGTGGTGCAGAATAACATTTCACCTGATCCAATAGATTAAACGACACAATATCCGGATTTAGCATATGCAAATCAACTGCTGATACATCTAGAATCATGTTGTCAAATTGAACATTTTCCAAATATATCTCACCCAAGCGCTTTAATATCTCAGGCGTTTCCGCATCATTAAAATCTACAACCTCTTCGATTCTACCAAATAATGAAACTGCTTCATTATTCTGTAAATATTTCGATCCATTATTTACAGATTCAATTGTTAAATAATCTTTTTCGCCATGAGAATTTTCTTCTTCTAATTGCTTCCCTCGTGGTAATATAACTGTGACAAGATTTGATAAATCCCAATTCTTAGTAAAATCCAGCAGATTACTTCCAAAGTTAATGTCTTGAGAAGAAACATTAGGGTAATCAGCAAGATAATCTAAAATCGGAGTATCATCATTATCGTCGTATCTAACTCGAAAATGACCATAAAGTCTATCTGTAAAATTATCATTTATGGTTTCGAGTGTCGATTTGTAATTTGACTTGTATTCGAAGGCTTCTTTAGTATCAGTTACCGATATGGTTCCGACTCTAAAACGTCTATTAGATGCTGCCTTAGCATTATGAATATCAATTATAGCTGTAAAGAATCGATAAATAGTATAGTTGTCATAATACACTAATTCTTGTGTGGTATCATTAAGAAAACCTAATGCACCCTCGCAAGTAAACTTTCTTCTCTTCCAGAAATCTTCAGACTCGTTTATAACTCGACCAGTCCATATAGTTTTATTGTCTTTTTTAATTATGATAGTAGTGGTGAAATGTCGAATAGTATCATAACCCGGATTATCCTTCGGAACAGTCATTTCAAAGGACCCTGCCGCATTATCAGCAAGCGTTAAATTTGGGGAAATAAGATGGATAATTTTATCAGGTGAATAAGAATCATGTATAAGAACATCATCAGCATATACTTTATACATTACAAACTCATCCTCCTAAACAAAATATCGACATTTCCATGACCGTTAACGGTTAAAGTGAGAGTATTATTCTCAGTTAAATTTGACAGTATTATGTCATAAAATTTTCTAGTACCATTACCATTCACTGTCTTAGATAAGTTTACGATGCTCAATTCAGTATTGGTTAACGTGATAGTAACACCAGAACCACTTACATTAGAAAATATAAATTCTGGAACAACAGGAACATCTCCAATGGTTCGATCTCCAGATAATGTTCTAGTTACAGTAGTTCCTTGTACTCCAATGCCCTCGTAAAGATTAGGATCTTCTTGAATAGAAGTTTCGATACTATATTTATAAGGATCTAAACTATAAGAAATTTCCAAAGTCGATCCAGTGCCATCATTATTATGAGTCCAATTAATACTAAAACGTCCTTGGTAATAATATGATGAATCATCTTCTAATACCATAGGCATTGTTTTACCATGTAAATAGTTAGCAATTTTACTGTATAACACATCTAAAGGCTCTTTGTTATTTAATACATGGAAATTTATAGATCCCTCTCTAGTATTATAAATAGGATATCTAGTTAAAGCTTCAGATAAGTCTAATATACCATTAGCTCCTGGAACTTCAACAGTTGTAAGCTTAGGTGAAGGCATTACTATTACAGGACGCCCGTCGGGTACCAAATGCCAATCAGAGAACGAATTCATAGAACCAAAAGTTACAGAATGGTACATTCAGTACACCTCTCTCTATTTTTAGTAAGCGCCTCTACTAAACATTATCTGACGCATTTCCCAGAGCATCATCTATTTCCTCTGTGTCGACCTCTGAATAAAACTCATCAATCTCAGCATCCTCAATGTCAAGATCCTGACCAACAATATCAATGTAAGTAACCTGCTTGAGATTCACGAACTTATCACCAGCATTGACAAACATACCGTGCTTGATAGAGTTTCGAATCATCTGTGTTACTTCACCACGCGTTTTATACCGACGACCATTATCATAAATCCTAACAGTGTCTCCACCAACAAAATGAAATGTAATCATGAAAAAAGTAGTCGTAGACATTCATTTATCCTTTACGCATTGAGAATATTAATATAAGTAATAATAGCAGCCCTATAGTACGAAGGAACCTCATTAATCCGAGAAAGGTCGAAATTGATGTTATTAGCATAATATCTAACCGTAATTATGCCCACATATTGTCGTTCAGAGATTGCTGGAGAGCCATAACAGAGCAAGGTCCGAAATATCCATCGACACCTGCAGCACCAATATCATATCCATGATCGACTAACCATTGCTGAATAGCCTTAGTTGTGACCACACCCCAATATCCATCGACATATGTGCCAACTTTAACCTGAATAGCCTCGACCAACTGAGAGCCACCAAAGTCATGTTCCACTGCATAAATATTGTGACGGTATTGATAATCATCAGGCTTTTGTCCACTGATATAGCCATCAGCATAGGTTCCTAATTGATCCTGCCATTTGTGGATGGTAAAATATCCACCATAGCCATCGATGTCGAGCGGAGCGTCGAAGTCAGGCTTATCAATATATTCTTTATCAGTTGCTTCCTGTCCTTCGTAATCAGGACGCACAACATATCGAATCGTCGACAGATCTCTCGTCATCTCTTTTACAGCATTTTTGACATTGCCTTCAATAGTATCAACTACACCATCGTAAGGAGAACCTGTGGCAAAACCAATATGATCGGTTGGATCAGTAGCAAAGTTCCAATCGAATATCAGAACATCGCCTCTAAGAATCTGACTCTTATCGACTAGATGTGCAGCTGCACCACCTTCAAGAGCGACGTCAGTATTTTGCGATGGGAAGCCTGCACAACGTACACCAGCATGATAAAGAACCCATGAGACGAACATGCAGCACCACCAGATTTCGACAGACGGACCTGCCATCCAATCTTCTCCAGTGTATTCTGCCATCCATCTGCCATACTTACTACCTCGCTCAGGATCATCAGGAGCATAATATCCTAATTCGCCATAAGCTGTTTTCATCACGTCTTCAACCGAGCCTGTTGGAGTGGTAGTCTCGGGGATATCAATTGGCTTATTTCCAGTAATCATTGCTGGATAGTCAATCAAAGCTCTATCGCAATCGACATAACCAGAGACATCATCATACACGATATTGCCACTTAGATTAATGGCTCCTTGCTGCCACATGCCGTAATCGACACCTATGTAGGTTGGAGGATTAGCTCCCCATGCAGCAATCCAATCGGCATAGTCACCTAATTCCTCATCACCATACATATAAGCAGACCACGCATAGCCACCAGTGTAAATACCACCTTTGTAGCCGTGCTGGTTTAGAACATCCATGAATGCTTTTGAAATATCAGTTACAGCTCGCTTGCCTAAGTTGAAAACAGCAGGCTCTTCAACATCAATATAAATTGGAAGGTCGAATGCTCTACCCTCTAGGCAATTGTCGATCAAGTAATTTGCATCATCTATGGCCTCTTGGATTGACATTGCCTTGCTGTAGAAATAACATCCAACATGAATACCTGCTGCTATAACTTTGTCATAGTTTCTAGCGAACCACGAATCCATGTAGCGACCTACATCGGAGCCACCGCCTTTTATGATGACTCCGTATAGATTATGTAATCGCTTCCATTGATTGAAATCCATGTCGCCATCCCATTTACTTACATCAAGAACGAGTTCTCTCATAACTTCCTCCTTTAGATAACGAACATGGAATAATTTTACTTGTGATTTTGATTAATGTATTCTGCTATTTAATTTTTCTTCTCGATATTCTATCTTAAACTTGTTGTTCTCTGATTTATATATGTGATATCGAGTAACGAAAAACAAAAGCAGCACGAGAATGAATACTATTATCGGAATACAAAATAATATAAAAGCTTCTATAATTGGGCTCATTTTATTTACATTTCTTTCTTATTTCGGTTCTGGCATCGCTATGACCGGTCGAGATTCGGGCACCAAATGCCAATCAGAGAACGAATTCATAGAACCAAAGGTTACAGAATGGTACATTTGATACCCCTCTCGTTACTTTATCGAATTACACCACGACGTGCCAATTCTTGACGACGTCCCAACGCGTTATCCATCTGTGGAGCAATTGCCCCAACTAATAATCCACTATCCATAACAATTGCTGAATTGTTAATAGCATCAGTATACTCTTCCATCTCAGTTCGGAGTTGTGCTACCTCGCTTAATAACTTTTCATTTTGATCTGTCAATTCGGCTATTCTCATCGATTGCTCAGAACTGAGTTGATTCAGCGATGAGAAGTCGACATTGGCGTCGATATTTTGTAAATTCGTCATAGATGCGTCGAAATTAAACGCTGCCATTTGAGTTTCGAGCCAGTCAAGATTCGAATCGATAGCAGACATATCTATAACAGGTGAAATCGTGGGCGACATCGGTATCTTAGCATCGAAATCAATATTAATTGATGTGGATGCTGGATGAAGATTACTATCAACTCCATCCATTACCGATTTACCCATAGCAACAGCCTGATCGACAGCATAACCAACGTACTTACGTATACCTTCCCCGATACCCATCGGTAAGAATTTACCAACTTGATCTCGCATTACCTTTGATGGCGATGCAATACCGAAGAACTGTTTTACGCTAGCGAGGCCATCTTGAGCAGCGCCCAACAAAGCATTCGCGATAGTTTCAGGAGCAGACTGTATACCAGAAATGACACCGTTAATGATATCTTCGCCTATGCTTGCTATCGTGCGTCTGTCACTTTGAATTCCTTCCCAAATAGCGCCAGGAATGCCGCTTGCCCAATCAATTAATTTCTGAGGAAGTTTTCCTAATTCTTCCATAATACGATCGAGTATATTCCTTGCAAAGCCCTCTAACGCAGGTATTGCAGTAGTATTTACCCAATTTTCAATCTTAGGAGTTAAACCTTCTGCTTCATGGAGAATGTTTTCACCGAACTCCTGAAGCTTTGGTAATCCCTCTTCCTGAACCCAAGTCCAGAACTTCTCAAGTAATCCGCCAAGCGTGTTACCGATGGTGTCCATCAGTCCACCTTCGTTATTCTCAATACCAAGACCAATTCCTTCTGGAATATATTGACCTACTTGATCTGCCATTAACGCAGAAGGCGATGCAATACCAAAGAACGATAATATCGCATTAAGGATTCCTTGACCAATACCCATGATAGCCTGAGTAACAACACCAAGACCGCCACCGATACCTTCTCCGATACCAGCAGTAATGTTAAAACCAGCATCGACAAATGCTTGTAAACCTTGTGCCACGAGTAAGAAAGCTCCTAATGCTAATGTAAGAGCCGCAATACCAACGCTTGCACCAAGAGCTGCCACACCAAATACAGCAACACCTGCGCCTAATACAGCCAATCCAGCACCTAATGCAACAAATGCCAATGCTGTCATAGCGAAATTAGGAAGATTCGAACCAATAGTCTGAGCAAACGTAGCCAGAGCTGGTCCGGTTGTTGCCAAATGTTCTAATCCACCAGCTAATATCTCGACAGCATAAGCTATCATGAGAGCTGTTCCACCAAATGCCACAAGAACCAATGCGACTAATGGTAAGACAACTATACTCACTTCACCAAATCCAACTAAGACGGCAGACAAACCTAACACTACTGCTGATAATACACCCAATGCAATTGCAGCAGGCATTAAATTATCAATCGGTACATTAGCAAGCATCTGCAATGCTCCGGACATAATCATAATGCCGCCGGCAAATAATATAAATGATGCGGCAGTCACTGCTATATCAGTTTCTTTAGTCAATGCAGTTAATGCACCCAAAACAAGTATAAGTACGCCCAAAGCACCTGCTCCTGCGTATAGCTTCTCCCAAGGGAAGTAAGTTAAAGCAGCCAATGAAGCTGCCATAGCAGCAATAGCAAGAGAGAATACCACTAAACCAGCAGAAGTAGCCAATATATCAGATTCTTTAGTTAATGCTGTCATAGCTCCTAATGCTAATACAAGCACGCCTAATGCACCAGCTCCGGCGAGTAAATTTTCCCATGGGAAATAAGTTAGTGCTGCTAATGTAGCCGCCATAACTGCTAAAGCAGCGGAAAATATTAGCATACTTTTTGCTGTTTTAGATATGTCACTCTTATCAGTCAACGCAGTTATTCCGCCGAAAGCTAAGATCAAAACTCCTAAAGCTCCAGCACCAGCATATAGCTTTTCCCAAGGCACTAATGTAAGTACAGCCAATGATGCTGACATTACTAATATTGCAGCAGAAAACGTAACTAATGCTTTTGCCGTGGCTGTTAATTTTTTGGTATCCATAATTGCAGATATTAAAGTGAATCCACCAACCAATGCGCCTATTGCAATAACTGCTGCTTTTAAGCCCTCAGCATTATTAATATTAGCGACTAATGATAGTGCACCAAGAGCAACAGTCATAACCGTTATAGAAGCTGCTAATAACAAGAAACCAGCTCCGGCCTTTATAGCATGTTCGCCAGCTAACCTAAGAGCACCACCCATAGCCACCATTGCTATACCAAGGCCAACCATCATTACAACAAAGTCTCCGCCGCCCATTAGCTTTTCTATAAGTGCCATAGCAGCTATAGCGGGAACTAAAGCTAACATAGCCACAGATAATATCAACATTCCAGCAGCCGCTTTTAGAGCATTGGGGCCAGCTACTCGTAAAGCAAGGCCCAACGCAGCTATAGTAATAGCCATACCGGCCAAGCCTTTTAGATTACCTACCCAATCGAAAGCATTCCACATCTCGATGGTTTTTATCAAAGAACGCAAAGCAAATGATAACACCAACAAACCAGCTGCTGCAGCTAGTATTTGTGTACCGACTTTATTTGATTTCATGATGGCAGCTAATATAGCAAATTCTAGCATTAAACCAGTGACTACCTGCAATGCTTTATCTAACTGGTTATTTTGAGTTAATTGAGTCATAAGTAACAAACCAGCTGCCAAAGCAACCATGCCAATTCCGATACCCTCGAACGACTTGCCTATAGCAGTCAAAGTATCTTTGTTCGTAAGTTTAAACTTATCCATTAACGATATTGCTAAGATCACAGCAACTAATGCTCCAGCCATAATAGCCATAGCCTGACCAGCTCGTATGAGATCATCGGCTGGAATGGATGCTATAACCCATAAAGAAGCAGCTAATACAGCGATCGCTGCAGCTATTTTAAGAATTGCCTCAGCTGGAGTCTCTTCTCGCCATTTATTCAGACTCTTAGCAAATTTAGTCATTCCATCAGCCATGGTTTTCGGTAAATTAGAAATAGACTTACCAACATTGGCAAATGAATCGAACATACCACCTAAAGATTTGGTAGTACCTTTTAAACTTTTCAAGAACTGACGTATACTTATAATAAGTCCTCCGTTGAGAACCATATCGATAATATCTTTGTTATTTCGCATACCATCAGCAAAACCACTAAAGGTAGACATTACTCTGTCTATGATTCCATCTTTTATTTCAGATGCCGATTTACCGCCATCTTTTACAAACTTGACAAAATCATCTAATATAGTGCCGTTTAAGACATTATCGATAACCTTATGAGCTTCACCAAGAGAACCTTTTATGTTATTAAATGCATTGGTTATTGCTTTGACAATTTCTTCAAAGATATTTGGAATCTTCTTTTCATCGAAAGTTATAGAATCCGCCAAATCAATTTTGGGCATAGATGTGGTTTCAGCATTAGCCTCTCTGGGACTAAAAATACTACTGAAAATATTGCCAAGTGTTGTCGGCAAATCAAAGAAAGCTTTCTCTATTGTAGTTCGAATATTTTGAATTACATCAGAAAAGCTGTTTGCATCTTTTGTAGCATTAGTAAAGAAGTCAGTAACACCTTTAACTATAGTATCTATTACAGGAGATATTGCAGTTCCAATAGCCCCGAATTTTTCTACAACATCATCTTTTAATTTTCCAGCAGCATCTACTATCTTATCAACGGTTAGCGTATTAAAGAATTCCGCAATTTTATCGAAATTATCCTTAATACCTTCGCCGCTAGCCATCAACTTAAATTGTTCAACTATCTTAGACCCAAAGTCACTACTTTGAATCATCATAACAAACCCACTAAAGACTTCTTTAACTTTTCCAATTACAGCATTGAACTTTTCATTTTGACGAATTGCTTCGACTATACCAGTGGTTACATTGATCAATCCATTAGCAAATCCACTAAGCACCTTAATGATTCCTGTTATAATATCTCTCATGGTACTAAGGAATTTTAGTACTGGAGAATTATCTCTAATGTTCTTATCGTCTAAGTCTTTAAGTAACTTATCGAATGCTGGTACCATTTGTCGTAACGATGTTATGGCGCCCTTAGCTTTGTCTTTTACTCCATCGAGAAAATCATTAAATATCTCTAAAGGAGAATGAGTACTTAAATATTCGAAAACATTCATAAAGTCATTAACCACTTTATCTTTAAACTCAGTTAAAGATTTAGTAATGTTCTCGAATGTAAGACTATTTACAAACTCAGTAAGCTGAGAAATCTTTTCACCTATAATAGTGAATACGTCGGACTTCTCGGCCATATCATCGGTTCCGATAGCAAAAGCCTCACGTACATTGAAGATTGAAGAAATTAAATTTGATACCCAATCAACAAATGACTTAAAACCCTGTATGACATTTTGCACAATATCGAGTTTTGATACGCCTTCTACCATTCGTCCGAAGAAACCACCAATAGCTTGTCCTAGTTCCATCAAAGGACCAGTGACTTTTGATACGTTATCGGAAATACCTTTAAGCATACCTACTACATAATTACGAGTAGCTTCGGGATCTCCACTATCCATGATTTTGAAGAAATCACTAAACGCATTTCCAATATCTTTTACAAACGGAAATGCAGTAGTTATCGCATTAGTGATTCCCTCAAACATCGATTTAATAACCCCGACAAATGTAGTTGATTTCTCAGCCGCATTATCTTCTGAATCACTAATAAACCCAAAGAACTTACCTATATCGGTGAATAAATTCTGGAAGAATTGTAAAGCGGCTTCGAACTTTCCAGGAATATCTATAAAATCCCAAAGAACATTAATTAACTCTATAATAAAGTTAGTAACAGCTCGTATCTTTCCGGGAATGTCAGCCATCTTAAAGAAGCCTTGAACTACTTCTTTAATGGATTTTATAACGGGACCCATTAATTCGTTAACGAATATCTTAAATGAATTAGTAGTCAACAGAATCATATCATGGAAAGTCTTGACTCCGTTTCCTACTGATCCGCCTAAAGTAAGAGCGATGTCGATAAGAGGATCTATTAATATTCTCGCAACATCAACTAATCCAAAGAAAGCAGTTACTAAGTCGCCTATGAAATGAAGACCTAAGTCAACTATAGAGAATATTCCATCGAAAATTCCAGCAAGACCAATCATGGCATCTTCACTGATTACTAATGATTGAGCAAAATCTTTGAAATTAGTAGCTAAACCAAATAACATCTCGGCTAACTGCAAATCATCCATTCCAAATATCTCATCAAATGATGATTTTATAGCAACCAATGGTGCTTCGATAGCTTCGAATAAATAGTCAACTGCTCCTTTGATACGAGCGAATTGACCAGTCATTTCATCTATGTACTTTTCGCCATTTTCATCACGTGCAAAAGAACCGAAGATAATATCAATTGGAGATTGTATTTCAGTACCATCTGGGAGCATACTTCCGTAAGCTTCGGTTAATATTGCACCACCATTATTAAATATCTTAGCAAAATTTATAACTCCACTAAACATTCCATCAATGGCACCAGTTATTGTATTACTAAGAAACGTGAATGTTTCGGTAGCTTGTTTGAAGTCACCTAATAGATTTCGCCATATACCTGCCCAGTTGGAACCTAATGACTCACCAACTGTCTCGATTAACTGACCCCATGTACGAACTTCTGTTGCCGAACGCGTGGCCATTTCTGCCATATTGAAGATTGTGTCCATTTCCTCATCTTGATAACCCAAGGTTCTAAGATGAGAACGAACAGCCTCTTCCTCTGTAGCAGTCATTTCTCGTAAATCGTAAGTAAATAATCGGAGAGTTTCTGATAAAATATCAGAGTTAAACCACGCACCCCAATCTTTTTGATTCAACGTGGTACGTATTTTAACACCCTCATCTAATATTGCATGTCCAGCAACAGCAGCCTCTTCAGTAGCCTTACCAACACTAGCCATATGAACAGCCATATCAGCAATCGACTTCTGAAATACTTGACCACCCATGTTAGCATTCTCCACAGAACGCCAGTCCATTAACGTAACCGTTCCAGCAGCTAATGCCTGAGATAACTGATACATGCCTCGTGCTGCGTCTTGTGAACTAGCTCCCGATAAAGCTGCTAAGTTAGCGATACCCTGAATAGCTTCTGCTGACTCTTCCAAACCAAGACCTGCAGCAGTAAACGTGCCGATGTTTTTAGTCATCTCAGTAAAATTATAGATGGTCTTATCGGCATATCTATTTAACTCGTCCAAAGTATCATTTACTTTTTGAATATCTTCATCACTATCGAAATCCATATTAGTGTTGGCCATGATGGTTTGAATCGAACCCATCTGGGTTTCATATTCTTTAAAACCATCAGTAATAGGCTGAGTAATACTATTCCATAGATTCTTAAGTGCATTTTCGGCTAAATCAGTAGCTTTGCTGCCGATGTTCATTAAAGCACCAACAGCTATGTATTCCAACCTACTAAATCCGCTAGATGCTTCTTCAGCAGATTCACTTATCGCAGATAGATCTATATTAGCTGCTGCATGTTCGGCATCGCCTATAGCATCTTCGGCATTAGCAGATATACCAGAGAAATCGGCACTATCCGCTGACTTACTAACAGAAGATAGATCGATACTAGATAATGCATTTTCAGTATCACTAGCTGCTTTTTTAGCGTTAGACGATACTCCAGACAAATCTACTGTTTGAGCTTTATCTGATACTTTATCGAGACTTTTGCTAGCTGATTCACTAAACTCATCGAATTTAGCTTTGGTTTCGTCAGCTTTTTTATTAACTCCAGATAAATTTAACTTATCTGCAGCAGATGATACCTTATCGAATCCGGCGGTAGCGCCTTTCATATCTAGCGATTTTTCGAATTCTTGTAATGTTTTAATGGTATCTTTTACTTTTTTCTCAAATTGTTCGTTATCGAAAGTTAATTTTACAACGCGATTGTCCATCGAACTCATACTGACGTCACCGCCTTCCATACATCATCTGCTATTTTATCAAACACAGGTCGTAAAGCTGGTTCTATATAATTTCGACCAACCACATAACCACCATTTTTTGTAGCGTGTCCTACGTCAAGTATCACAGCAATATTTATACCTCGTTGAATATTACTGTTAGTCCATGTTATGATTATCTCATTCTTGGACTTGGTAATTTCGTAGCCCCACGAACTGGCTGTTTTTCCAGTATCTTTAGGTGTCGCTTTCTTTAGAGCTTCGACCCCTCTGTTACCAGCAGATTTTAATATAGTATCAATATTTAAGTGTTGAAGTTTATTGAGATACTTTATAGTCTTACTATAATCTCCATAGGACTGCAATTTTAATGAAGAAGACATAGGCACCTCCAAAATATAAAGAGATGCCTATGATAGACATCATCCCTTGGTATGATACTTCGCTCTTCTTGCTGCATTTAATGCTGAATTTTGATTGTATATCTCTCTACGACTCATTTTCTTACGACCCTTTGGATTATTTTCAATACTAGCAATTCTTATCAATGTTAACAATCGATTAAGATGCCATTTTTCACACTCGATCGGTATGTTTTGAGAAATCATCCAAAAATATATCAATTCACTAGTGATTATTCTGGATCGTCGAGGAGCTTGCCTAATATTAGAAAATGTTGTAGCCGTATGTTCATCATCTATATAGTCTTTTATTTCTCGCAGCTGTTGTTGAGTAAGAGCTATATATACTTCCGGATTAACATTAGGTGTAAGTGTCATACATCTTATATAATCCATCATTTCTTCTGGAGTTCTATCACCGTAAAGAAATGACTTTTTCCATTTTGCTTCCCATTTTGATAAAGAAATTAATGAATGTTCCAGAGTTATCTTCTGAGGCTTTATTGTATAAAACTCTTCAGTATCTTCGTTGTAAAACTCTTGCTCTCCAATGAATAACTGAAGCATTTAGATCATCTCACTAACGCTTATCCTTTGGAACAGGAGCCCCCTGAAGATCCTTAGGAAGAATACCCTTGACAAACTTTGCAGCTTTATCCTCATCAGAAATAAGATCCATATAAAGAATGGGATAAGCCTCAGTTTGCTCAAACTCTTCCCTCATCTTCTGAGACTTACGGAATAGTCGTCCATCATCAGACTTCTCACCGTAAGAATTAAGAATAAGGTTCCTAATCTCCTCGCCAAGCTGCTTAAGATCCCGCTGATTCACAATACGCTCAATGAATTGACTATACGCGCCATTCGCATTAAACTGCATTTGAGCTAGCTCAGCCTTGTTGAGATTGAAGTAGAAATCCTCAGTAATCTCGTCACCGTTATAATTCGTATAAGTAATCGGCCACTTAATCATTTTATGCACTCCTTTACTATGCAATCATTACTATTAAACCATTATATGAATAATGTTATATGGTCTTTAGCTTCCATTTTCTATACTCCTTTCATTTAATATGTTTATCTGGTGGGATCTATGGGTTTCGAACCCATGGCCTGAAGATTAAAAGTCTCCTGCTCTACCGACTGAGCTAAGATCCCATGTTTAATGAAAGCATAAAAATTGTTATAGGTGCCCCCGGTGGGATTCGAACCCACACGATATTTCTACCATCGGATTTTCTTACCACTATAGTTTTCACTACCTGAAATATCAGTTTGTGGTCTGGACTTTGTCTTCATCCGGTCTGGATGGCAAGTGTTAAGTCTCTACACCTTCCAATTATATGGCTTGGCTCGGCGTTGCCATTGGGAAAGGGTTCACCGAATTTACTCGCATTCACTCGAAACATTCCTGTCTCGGTGCTCATTTGCAGAACCTAATGCCGCGCATCTTTTTGAACAAAACGGACCAGTCATGTTAGCTTTTCTTCGTTTATTAGAATAAAAATTCCTTTGACTAGTCGCAGTCCATATAAATGTTTGGTTACAATATGAACAATGATATTCCATGTCGTAATATTTCGTAGAATGCAATCTTTCATGTTCACTATGATTAATAACTATTAAATTCGAAATATTATTATTTAATGGATTGCCATCTATGTGATGTATATCTTCATTGCTCATAAGAGGCCTACCCAATTCGACCTCCATTAGATATCTGGGATATGAAGTTACTTTATGAGTTTTCTTATTGTAAATTCTAGTTCGTCCATCTTTATTTTCATATACAGTATACATATCGTTATCGATAATACTCATAAAGTATCTCCTAGAATCAAGTCCGCTGCGTCTGCCAATTCCGCCACAGGGGCAAATATAAACTTACGATATACGATCTCTCAAAGCATCTAAAATAGTTTCCACTTTATTTCGTGTAGCATCCGATAGTATTATGGTATTCTTATGTGTTTCATACCAATCGAATATGCCATCTAAACCAACTGTACTACTATATTCAGTCATAGGATTCTCTTTTACTTGCTTAAAATGCTCAATCCATGAAAAGGACCACCAGTCACAAATCATTTCGAAAATATAGTTATCAGGCATATCTAGCGCTTTAAAACTATCACCAGTTTCTCTGTCATCCTCAATCAATACCCAATATTGCCAATGATGCGGATTATTATGAATATGATGCAACCAAGCATAATTGAAGTTTTTTAGAACTTCTGGGTCTTTAGAATCGCCATAAAAATATCTATCGTAATGCTTATATTCAACGTCAAATTTAGATCTATCATGATTATTAATCAAATCATCAACCATTTTTAGATCTGGCAATACAGAATTTAACAGATCGGATAGTTCAGCAATCAACCACTGCGATGCTTGTTTCACTGCAGACACATGTTTCTTTAGATATACGTCATATTCTAGACTCATAGCATCCTCTTTCGTAAAAACAAATCGGCTACTGGGATTAAAACCCAGACCTGAATTACTTCTATGCTAATTACACCATAGCCGATCTATTTAATCACTTGGCATTTTGATTAACCAGTAACTCCGGTATCACCAGTCTCACCAGTCTCACCAGTCTCACCAGTCTCACCAGTGGTGCCACCATTGAAAGCAGGAGCGAGCTTCCTATAAATCTCGTCAGGAAGCGGAAGACGAGGATCTGCATCAGTAGTGCCATACAGAATGTCCTCAAGTTCCTTAAGAACTGCCTTCTGAGCCTCAGTGACGAACTTAGTCGACTCAATAGTCAGGCAAGCAGTAGGTTGCTGTCCAGTGACCGGAACGGGTGTAGTGGTAAGCTCCCAGCTAAACGAAATCGGCTCAGGAGAGTCATTCAAAGTCTCATATGAACGCTCAGAAGGAGCAACACGTCCACCATATACAAGGTGAAGTTTATAACCAAAGTCCTGACCAACGGTGTCGTTGCCAATCTTGGTACGATAGCAAAGACCGAACGCTTTCCTAGGCTGCTGACCAATCAGAACGCCAGGGACCAGTGCAACAGAACCATCACAAGCAGCGAACTCATCAGGATAAGTGTAAGCCTCGATAGTTCCACCGAACTCCTCAGCACCATAAATGGTGAGATAGTTGATGTTGTCAGCCCACAACTTGTTGGCGTCTGCTCCAGAAGGAGACTCGGATACGTTTGTAAGACCGTTCCAAGCAACTCCCAGCGGATAGGTGCCATCAGCAGCACCAGGATAAAGAACGCCATGATCTACACCGAGCTCGTAAGTGCGATCACCAACGGTATCCCATACGATACGCGACATTATTCCTCCTCAAAGATGTCTTTTACCAAACCTTTTCCCCATATCACATTATAAGTCCAGTGATTAAGATTGTCTAGTGTAAACAATCTTTCAAAAGTAACAAAATTCCCTCGTCTCATCAACTTGAGAAATCTATCTGGTATGTCACTTTCAGGATCACTATCAATTATAGTAACGTTATATGACGGCCATTCCACATATGGTTTGTTTGATCCGTATTTTGTGTTTCGTGAACCATCATACGTATATATGATGCAGGGGTATTTAAGTCGTAGATTTTCAGGTGGTTGATAATAAACTCTAGCAACTCCACGAATATCTTCTAGCTCATTCTGGATAAGCTCTCGATACCTCTTCAATCGATTCATTTGGATTGAACACCCCTCCTATACTAAGGGTTATTCGATGTCGTTCAGTATCGACTGAAGCGGAAGTTATTTTAAACGTTTGTTTCTTCCACCGAACGTATCGCATAGCCCCGAAATTACTGTTAGCAAAAGAGTCAGCTATGATACTAATATCATTAGCTATTTCTAGGTTATCGTTAAGATAATCAGAAGAATCCCAATCACGTTTTCGACTTGTTATATAGCCTTTGTATGGAAACTCTTCATATTCCTCAGTAAATATTCCTGGACGCGTTTCTGCAGTTTTAGCAAAACCAATCATTCCATAAAAACGGGCCATTTGAATCTCCGACTACTTGTTATTTTGATTTTTAGCCAGTGATGCCAGTGTCACCAGTCTCTCCAGTCCCACCAGCAGCTGCCTTAGCCGTCTTGCTGTTCTCATACATGCCACTTACCGTACCGAACGTGAACGGAAGCTCGCCAGCAGTCTCAATGGCGATAGCAGAATAAGGAGCGGTAAGAGCACCAGAGCAACGAGTCTCCAGCAGGTACTCATACTTGTTGAAGTCCAGATCGAAGTCGTCGAAGAGATTGACCTCGCCACCACGATCAGTACCAACCGAGTAATCGGTAAGGTTTACAATGAGGGCAAGAAGCTTACGCTCCTCAGTAGTGGTAACAGTGCGGCCATCCTCCTCGGTAGTGATGGAAGCAACACGCTTAATACCATCAAAGATAGGAACCTCGACAATCTCCTTAACACGGAGAGCAGAAGCCAGCTCAGCCTCGTTACGATACATGCGATGACCAAGGGTATCCTTAGCAAGAAGCATGCGAGTAATGATGTCAGTCGAAGCATACATAGTCGGAACGCCAGAACCCTTGTAGTTCTTGCGGGCGAGAACAGCATGCTCGATAATCGCATCAGCGATATCGTTGAACGTAGCGCTGCTACCGATAGTTACCTCATCATGAATAGTGTAAACATCCGAGTCCTGATAAATCGGGCGAATGTTCTCAGGATGAATGCGAGAAGGATCATTAGACGGACGGTCGTCACCAACGAGGATAGCGCGAACGATTTCCTCATTGAGCATGAGACGCATCTCATTCTTCATCCAAGCAACGATGTCGAGATCGACAATGTCGATAACGTCATCACGATCGATCTTTTGCAGCTTGTAGACCGTCTGCGGCTCAGTCCTACGGCCGAGAAGACTAATAACCTCCTCGATCTTCTGGTTACCCTTTACGTAACCACGAGCACGAGCCTCATACTCGGTGATGTTAGCCGCTACCGACTTAATACGAGCAAACGGCGTCTTCTTTACGGCACCCCAAACCTTGTCAACCCAAGTGGTGTCGCGAGCGATCATAGCGGGGTTGTCGCCAACCAGACGGGCCTCGGGATAAAGTACGTCAATGTTCTCAACACCGTGAGCAATGTAGCTTACATCGCCAACGCCGTGAGCCTTGAACGTGCTGCGAAGGGAACCGTTGCCATTGTGCTTAGCCTCATCAATATAGCTGGCAACATCCTCCTTCGTAAGCTCCTCGATGCCACCATCAGTGTTATCAAAGATATTGTGCTTCATGTTAGCCTCCATACCACTGTGCTTTACTTCACCTTTATCAGAAGACCCTGCGTTATTTTTATCGTTCAGAGCCTGTCCAACCAAAAATGCTACGACTGTCCTCTGCTCCTCGGTCATACCATCCAAAACATCCTGTACAGTCTTATCCGATTTCTTATCGGATTTCTTTTCGTCCGAGTCCTCAGCATCCTCTGCGTCATCAGCAGAATGCTTTACCTCGTCATCGTCATCATCCTTTTCTTTAGAACCGCCCTCTTCAAGAGCCTGTCCTACAAGGAAACGAAGAACATTCCTCTGCTCCTCGTTCATAGTATCGATTACGTCCTGAACAGAGCGCTCTTTCTTAGACTCTTTCTTCGGCTCCTCTTCAGGAGTCTTGTCTTTTTCATCGGCCATTGGCTTATCCTCCTTATCGCCTGTATGCTCCAGAAATTCCTCGCCAGTATAGATGATTGCCTCATCATCGAGATCGGTATAAGTATAAGATCCATCATCGGCACTATGCTTAATACTGACAGGATCGATAAGAGCACCAGGATTAGCCCCGGCCATAACAAGACTTACCTCTCGAATGATACCATGAATAACATTTGGACCATGTTGCTTAAGATTGTTAGCATAAATCGACATAGAATTAATGTCGCCATGCTGAACAAGTGTCTTAGCGTTCAAGCCCTGCGGTGTATCATTAAACGAGCAGAAAGCATATACACCATCGTCACGATTCTCAAGATCTGCATGACCGAGAACGTTATCAGGCGTATTATGAATATGAGCCCACACCAAAGGAACACGTGTACCATCATTATCTTTAAAGGCATCATGTCGAATAATTCGACCATCTGCGCATTCTAGATCATTTTTGGTAGCGTATCCACTAAAATCATACATGCGTATACCTCCTTCGTATATTATCCATATCGTCTATCGTTTCTTTTTCTTATCATCAGATTCAACAACTTCTACATTTCCGGTTTCTTTCTTCTTTGTAGCTGTAGATTTGCTACTAGACGAACTGCTAACGGTAACAGTGCCGCTATCTTTTCTAGAAATCGAACCAGTTATAGAAGATTTAGCAGTGGTAGTTCCACTCGAATTGTTAGATTTATTCGATTTGTTACCACTTTTAGCTGCCAAATTTGCTCGAATCGAAGATATCTCATTCCGCAAATTATCTCGTAATTTCTGTATTCTATCTCTTAATTCGGCAGTAGTGCTCTGTTGTTTCGAAAGACTACTACTAATGAAACTGTCCAAATCACTCCTCAACTTTGTGAGATTCTTATCCATTGTTTCAGAGAATTTTGTTCTTTCGGACTGAAGAGTCTTTGTATAATCCTCACAGGCATCCATCGACTTCTTAGCATTTGCTGCTAATTTACGACGCAAGCTTATTCCCTCACTGGAATTGGGATCGAGGGATCTTAACTTACCTCTGAGTTGTGCGTTCTCTTCTCGAATAGGTTCAAGTTTGAGATCGCGTTCTTTCTTCAATTCTTCAGTTTTTGCTGCAGTTTCTTCGGCTCGCTTCTCACGTTCAGCCTTTATACGCTCAGTAGTTTCTTCTTGTCGACTCTGACGTTCGGACTTACCTTGTTCCTTAGCAGCTTCTATTTTCTCTTGAAGTGCTTGGATCTGTGCATTTGTAGACTCTCGAAGTTCGCTTATTCGATCATTGGCTGCTTGACGCTCTTCAGCAGTCGGACCAGTACGTCCGCTACCGGTTCCACGTCCAGAGCCACCCGAACCACCCGATCCTCGTCCTGAACCACTAGACTTCTTTTTGGATTTTGATGTATCTTCTTCGGCTGCTGCTGTTGCTGTCGGAGCCACTGCTGAAGTACGTCGAGTCGTAGAAGATCCACCCATAGCCTGTTTACGCTTTAGATAATACTCATGAGCCTTTTGAGGATCATAATACACATTAGCATAGTTACCATACGGATTACTGGACCTAGCTAAAATTCCTTTATAGCCAGTTTTTCCAGCAGCCTTATCTCGCAAATATCTTTCTCGACGTTTTGCCGAATCATAGTTGCGTGCTTGTGTAAACTTATCCCAAGCGTGCTCGATGTGTTCATCTTTATCAGAAATATAAACTTTTTTCATCTCATCACGCTCCTACATCGATCCGTAAAACACGTGATGCTTTATTTCTTTCTTCTTTTTATCATCGTCTTCTTCATCTGAAGAAAAGTTATTAACTTGATTATCGTACTCATCTAGTTCATCCATATAAGCTTGGAGTTTGGCTAGATACTCTTGCATCTGAATCTCATCCATGCTATCAATATCGACAACATCGTTGGTTGCCGATTCAGTTTGGTTGGCATTTTGATTATTCCCAACGTTATCTGGCATCGGCATTTCTGGAATAGTAGGAAGCCCGTTAGTTGGAGCCACCTCAGCACCAGCTTCTGGAGGAATCGGATACATTTGCTCTGATGGAATAGGATTGATGTTCTTATTAAGAAGTTCCTCAGCACGTTCAGTATCAACCGGCTTATAGCCAAGCAATGCTCGTACTTCGTTACTATTAAGAATCTCATTCCTAGTGAACTTGTCAGCAATCTCAGCCAAATTCTCCACAGTAACAAGACTAAACGGATTCCTAAAGAATACAATCGCCTGTCCCTGAGTTCTAGCTGTCTTAGTTAAGAACTTTCTATGCATTTCATCAACGATGGCAGATACGATGGGCTCGATCGTACGATTTATGTAATTAAGCATCGCTCGTTCGTCAGCCGTACCATTGAATACTTCAGGCGTCAAACCTAACTGGGCATATAACTGATTAGTCAGATACTCAATTTGCTCAATCAGACGATTTTCAATAGGATGACCCAACTGAATGATCTTTTCAGTTCCATCGATGTATGCAATTCCATACTTCGACTGTGTTAATTGCAGCTCAACTTCCTTCCTTCGTTCCTCAGCTGCTTCCATCTTAGCTTTGGACTTTATCTGATATGGAAGTTGAATAATCATGTTAAGTTTATCAGAATTTTGTTTATCGTCGGTAGCATCAAGCAATGCTAATTTATGCCTCAAACGTTGCAAAGTAGAGTTTGGTTCGTTCATAACCTGATAAAGAGGATTTTCGATTATACACACTTTATCTTTCGGAAGAAGCACTTCCTCACGTCTACCAACGTTATCGTTATATACTTCGACTCGTACATAGTTTGGCATCCATTGCGTTATACGACCGACTCGCATCGCAAGAATGTCATAGGCATTGGTCCTTAGAATATCTATGTCTGTGTCAGTAGGAACGATAGCTATATAACCTTCATCAAACATAGATAGAACGGCATCCATATAAAATGCTCTTGCTGTTTGATCTTTATTAGCTGCTATAGCTAAACACTCATTCAAACCAGACTTAATTTCTTCCAAAAACCTGCCATTTTCATCTATTCTAGCGTGTCGAATTTCAATAGCTGCTACATCAATTGCTATTCGATTGTATATAGCGGCTAGAATCGAACGCTCTGTTCCAAGTCGAAGCGGTGTTCTATCCAACCTACTAGAGGAGGTCATTTCATTAACAAATATCGGTCGTTCTTTTTGATTCTCTGGTTTATCTTTCGACCTAAATAAATTCCAAGCATGTGATAAACTATCCATTATACCCATATTTCACCTCCTCGCGTAATATACGTGTAATGGTTTCTTTATCACGAATTAATCAAACAAATCACGACTTATCTTATACGAAACGTAAGCATCAACCATAGCTGCTACTGCGTCGATCTTTTGATCATGTCTAGTTTTGAGCAGTTTTCGATTTCCATTGGTATCTTCTAGAACAATAGCATTACCCATTGTAAAAGACATCATTTCTTCATCAAATAACAATACTCTATCTTCAGCTAATTTCTTCAACTCACCCAAAGGAACCGACTCAGTCTTAGCTCCTTGTATAACTTTAGTCAGACCATATGGACCATTCTCTCGTTCCCATCGCTCGATATATTCTCTTGCGTTATATGGGTCATATCCAAACGATCTAACGTCATATTCAGATTTATCAATGTATTCATCTACATCATCATAAACTTCCATCATATCCAATACAGTTCCCTCAAGAACTTGAAGACTTCCTTCATTGAGAAATTGATCGTATTTAATTCTCATAGCACCCGGAAGACGCATCAAAGTTCGTGATGTTATGTAGCATCTTGTCTTTACTCCAAAACACCCATTGGATAGAGGAAATAAAAATGTAAAAGCACAGAAGTCATCGCCTTGTGAAAGGTCAGCACCTAGTGCACATGGCAGTCCCCAGAAATCTCGCTTTGGATGAGGTAATGTTTCTTCATACCTAAAGAAATACGTATAGCCTTCCATAGGTATACCAAAGCGCTTTGCAAGAATATCATTTCTTGCAGATGGATTCTTCTCAGCACGTTCGACATCTAACTGGTATGTCTCGTAGCTGACAGTTAGACCTATATTAGGCTGAGCCTTAACCCATGTTTCCGGATCGTTAACTTCCGATATATCATCTAATCTATAATAAAATATTGACACATGTGGATTCTCATATTCACCTTTGAGAATCTTCATCAATTCCATTTTAATTGTATCACCAGCACCATTTCGAACAGTTCCTTCAGAACTAGTTGCGATTATTAGATAGTCATCTAATTTTGATGCTCCTTGTTCGATTGCTCCGATTACATCTTCACGAGTGTCTCCGGATAGCCATTCGTCAACAGTATTGACCTTAGTCCTTAAACCTTGTAATTTGTTTATCGTCATAGGACGAATCTCAAGAAGAGAGCCAGTAAGAAAGTTTTCTATTCCTTTCTTGGTAGAGGCTAATTTCTGTCTATTCGCCTTACTGCCTGTTGTATTTTGTAACGATCCTTCTGTTAAAAACTTGAACAAAGGACCTCTAGCACGTGTGATTGCGGTTCGAATCGGAGAAAGTACTTCGTCTGCTTGTTTCATAGTAGGTGCTGTGGTTATTTGATGTGTCGTATCTGTATCAACATTCAAATAATAATTCTGTATACATGATGCATACATGGATTTCGCAGCACCTCGACTAACTATCAAGTATTGTTTATTTGTTAGTCGTTTCTTTAGAATTTTGCGTACGTATCGTCCTCCATGACCATTCTCATTTGGTTGGTAAACACTACGTTCTACATAGTACCACCATCCAAATACTTCTTCGCCCCATAACTTAAACGTATCTAATAGATTTAAGTCAGAGCCATCGGTCAATGTTAATTCATTCTCACAAAATCGGATGAAACCTTCTACCGCATCCGGATCATAGTAAATAGCTGGATTCTCTATAAGTTGATCTATTCGATTCATCTCCATAGAGATTTCTTCATTTACTAAAATATCACCGCGAAGCACAGCGTCTCGAAATTGTCCATAATATATAGGAGTCGCCGTATTTGATAGCATGTCATCACCATTATGCTACAGATTGTTTTCCATATTTGTTTATAAACGAGTTGTACCCAGACAGTTGATTCTTTGACAAATCTATTGTATCATTGGAATTTCCAGCCTCATGGGCAGGAAGTGAATTCTTTCCATATGCACTTAATAGAATGTTATAGCCAGTCTGTTGATTCTTAGTAAGTTTAGGTAAACCATTAGTGTTTGTATCAGATTTAGTTGCAAGCTGAGCAGCCGAGTTAGCCAAGTTAGAGGCAATCGATTTCTTAGGAGCCTCAAACTCATTTACACCATTTGATGGTTTAGTCGCTTGCTTCTTAAGCTGACTTTCAGTCGTCTGTTTTGGTTTAGACTCGGTTTTTTGCTTTGGTTGGGCGGTCTGCTTTGGTTGAGCAGTTTGCTTTGGTTGGTCAGTCTGCTTGTCATTTTGATTATTTGAATTGCTATTTTCTTGCTTCTTCTTTTTAGGTTCAGACTGCTGAGGTTTAGAATTATTAGTTTCTTTCTTAGCTGGTTCGTTGCTTGTACTTGAAGTATCCTCTGATGGATTAAGCACATCACCTAAGAACTTGCCAACTTTATTGCCAACCTCTTTACCAACAGCATTGCTAATCGCTTTAGTAGCTCCCTGCTTGACACCTTCAGTTACGATACTTTCCAGATACCTACGTCCAGGGGATTTATTAACATCTCGCTCAAGTTTCTGAAGTTTGATCTCGTTCTGTAAACGATTGACACTATTCAGAACCTCTTGATCACTCATGTTCGAATATTTAGTCATGAATCGACTCAAACGCTCATTCTTTTGGTCGATTTGAGAACTAAGATCATTAGCTTTATTGGTTAGATCTTTTATCTTCTCATTCTCTTTAGTCGGATTCTCAATTTCTTTTCGAGACTTTTTCAATTCCTTAAGTTCTTGTTTCTTTTGTGCGATTGCTATCTTCTCTTTTTCTTTTTGTATCTTTGCTTCCAGATCAGCCTCGTTTGGATTAACTTGCTTACGCACGAAATCCTTAACTTTCTGGTTGCCAGATTTTACGCTATCAAGCGTTTTGGTTCCTGCTTTGGATATAGCCTTCTTAACTCTAGCAGTACCGTTGTGTTGATACGGGACTTTTCCCGATCCCCATGGATAACGCCCCGAATGACGAGGAGTTCCGTAATGGACTAATGTATCGTCGGTTGAATACGTTGACATTCCTTCCTCCTCATCGATAATCGTTGTCTTGGTCAATACCTAATCGCCACTCGTACTCATGAATTTGCTCATTTAGTGAGGTCATCAACTGAGACGATGTTGGCGGATCAAATAGAACTTTAACTTTGAGTTGCATGTAGGTCTTTACTAATGCCATGCGATCAAAGTCCATAGAAAAATCATTCCAAGTGTCTTCGGCTCCAGTAATGGTAAACGGTTTCTCCGGACCGACACCCAGTTGACATAAGATAAAGAATGCTGAATTAATATGCATCATTATTTCGCCATCGAATACCGTATCATCAGGTGAGACACCTACAGCATCTTTGATGTCGTTGAGTATACTGTTTTCCATTCATTCACCTCCATGGACAAGTATCTCCTGGTCGTCTTTCTATAGGCAATTGCGGCAATAAGCTTGAATCTCCATAATGAATCGCTTGATGAGTTCTATAAGACACACATATCAAATATTCAGGATCTGTGAGTTTTTCCCATTCTTCGTTTTTAACATCTTCTCTAGTTACTGGGTTCATATGATGAATCGTGACATGATTATCTATCTCGTAACCGGGCATTGCTAAGTCACATGCGTTGTCTCGTATAATTACTTCGCGTCTAACTTTTCGCCAAATATCTGAAGAATAGAAATTTTGATTGAAAACTCTATCATACCCAAAAGTCTCTTCGCCAACTTTATTCGACAATTTTAGATACTCATATCTGTCTTTCATAGTTGGGAGTTGTATCAACTCTGAGTAACATCTGATCTTCATGGTGATCACTCACAAAATATCGATGTCTAGGTCATCATTGTCTTCGTTCAAATCATAACCGCTATAACTTCTCATAGCTTTAATTGCTTCGGCATACAATTCTTCTGTTCTACGATTCGATTCATATGCCTCGGCCTTAGCTCGTAATACTTCATTCTCTCGTTCAAGCTTTTCTCGCTCTAGTCTTTCTCGTCCAGAGGCTAATCTGAGGTAATGAGTGATAACGGAAGGCGAAGCGGTCCCGTCTAGCAACTGTTTTTCGGCTAAATCGACTGCTGCAGCAATTAATTGATTCTCTCGCGCTTCTGGAGAGTCTGCCGGAGGACGTCTACGGCCCATGCCACACCTCCTTTTGGTATACTATAACTGCTATTTGTCAATGTTTTGCAGTAGTTTAGGTCATTTATGCTATACATATCGAATAGATTTAATGAGAATGACTGCAGTTTTAGGGTACCAAAAGGTATCCTGGTGGGTTGGCTGCTGCGAATGAAAGGAGTATGCCTATGAAGCATCGAAAAAAGATCGCAAAACTACAGTCATCCTCATTTAATCTATTCGATTCAGGTGAAAATATCAATCCAAAACCTCCCCCGGGGCATTTTGAAAG